GCGTGAACACTTCACCTGGTTGTTGGCCACTAAAACCGACAGACCTCTGGTCTGCGTTCGGCACCTGGGTAATGCCGGCAAATGCGTTTGGATTCGCTGGCGCTGGAACCGCAAGCGGCCCGCCCGCTGTGTTTCCTCCCGGCGCCGGAGGCGGCGCTGGGAACTGCCCAGGTGGAATGGTGAACAGCGGCCCGCCCGCTGTGTTTCCTCCCGGCGCCGGAGGCGGCGCGGGCGCCGGAGGCGGCGCGGGCGCCGGAGGCGGCGCGGGCGCCGTTGTTCCGCCATGAAGTCCGCCCGCAGCGCCGCCTTGCGGAGGAATGGGCGGCGGCGGTGGCGGTGCTGGCGTCATCGTTCCACCAAACGCCCCAGGAGTCGTCTGTTGAATAAACGGGATTACGCGGTCGCTAATGATGCTCGAAAGATCGCCGCCGTCCCCAAACCGCTCCGGCGCCGTTCGTGCAATCTGAATCCATAAGCCGAACGTGCTTTGGCTAATCTGCCCGGCCGCCAGCATTTGCTGCGCTGCGGTCACGAACTGCTCAACCGACATGTTGAAGCCTGGAATCACTCCTGGAAATTGGGGAGTCGTCATGTCAGCCTCCTTAGATTCCTTGTCCACCCGTTGGCCCCATCGGCGGCGTCGCCAGCCCTGTTCCCGCGCCGATTCCCGTTGGAGTCGGCTGTTGGATTCCCTGCGCCTGCGGCGGAAGCACTTCCGAGGGCATCCCAGCGCCGTTAGACGGTTGCGCTGCGCTTCCTCCGCCCGCAGGCATTGGCGCAAGACCCATCTGCGCGAGCACCCGCATCCGCTCGGCGAAGTAGATGGCCGCGAGGTCCATCCGCCCGCGTTCCACCGCTGTGTTGATCAGAGTGGTCAATGCCGCAAGCGGGCTCGCCGTCTCCGCGATCTCCTCGCGCATGAGCTTGATTTCCGCGTCGGCATCCTCCAATTTGAGCAGGTTGTCCATGATAGTGCGCCGAGACAGCAGTTTCGCGTCGCTGGCGATTTTCGCCATGTTGTAGGCGCTCACGTCATCCTGCGGAAGTCTTGGCAATAACTCAATTTCTAGTTCGTCTGCCTGGGCGACCATCGCCGGGTCTATGACTTCCCGGTAATAGGACTGGCCGAAGCCGCCGCGCGCCACAACAGGCGCGTACATTCCCGTGGCGTACTGTTCAGAGATGAGATCGGCAATCTGCCTATACGCATTGGTCACAGCCAACACGCCATCCTGTATCCGAAGGTCAAGGCCCTGGCGCAAGGTGTTGATGGCGTAACCCGACAGCGAGAACTGGATTTCACCGTAAACGGTGTGGGGAACGCTGCCCCGCTGCACATCGCCGGTGACCTGAGCCAGAAACAAGTCGGTATCGCGATTCATTTCCTGCAACGGGATTTTGATGAGTCTTTCCCCAATTTTCAGCGATACTTCGCTCCCCTCGGTGAAGGGGTTGACGCTCAGTGTTTTCGCGCCCGTTTCGGATTCAATAATATAACCGCCATCAAGAATCCGCCGGATGAGGGTCAATCGGTCGGAAAGCGTTTTGTTCAGGTCGTCGTACACATCCCGCAAACTCGCGTAGATGCTCTCTCCGACTTCACGGAGCAGATTCTTGGTGTCCTGCGTCTCGTCCTTCCGTTGAACAAACGGCGTGGAACCCATGAAACCGTAGTAACACGGCACACGCTTCGCCCCGTGCGGCGTCGGATCTTTTACAAAATCCTTTCCTATAACAACCGCATTATTCTCTTCATCATAGAAGTCGTACACGACGATGCCGAGGTCCGCTGAGGACGATTCGCTCGCCGCCTCGTTCGGCATGGCAAGCTCAGCGGCTTCCTCGCCGTACTCGTCTTCTATCTCGTCGCGGGTTTTCAACAGTTTATGGCAGACCCACTTCAATCCATTGCTTCCAACACCATAGGACGTGTGCAGGGGGTCAAATGGCGTAATATCCAGTTTCGTCGCGCCGTCCTCGGCCTTATACAACAAGGCGCGGCCACAGTACCATCCTCGCAAGAGCGTGTAAAAGACCGTCTGTTGGCGCAACGACGGCATGAGTTGCCGCCGCATCGCCTCGTCCGTGGAGTCAAGCGCCCATTGAAAGAACCGCTCTTTTGCCCTTCCAGCGTCACGCTCAGGAGCTTTTTCATCCTTGTATGGCACCCGCTTCATCATATCAGCGGAGACAAGAAGAGCGATCATTCGGTCTGCGAAGGTTCGCGGCTCATTGGAAATATAGGTGTGGTATTTTTCCGGCTTTACTCCACCCTCCCAGCGGTCATCCGTCCAATCCAAGAGATACCGCGAGTAATCGGCATCCATGCGAATCCGCAAGTTGTCGGTGGCGATCTCTTGCGCCAGCACAAGACGAATGATGTGTTCGGGCGTGAGTTCGGCCATTATCCTAGCTCCGCATCAACCTACGCAGGCGACGGTCGCGCTTCGTGGTTTTCTCATACGGGACTTGCCTTACCTCAATAACTTGACTCTCAACGCTAAATGCGTGCCTTCGCATCTGCCAGCATCCGCCCACCGCGAAGGGGTAGTCGTCGTGGCCCCCGCTGATCGCCTCTATCCTACCATCCTTCTCGGTGTTCTTGATGACATCGTAGAACTGCGTCAATCCCGCCTCGTTCCAAATCCGAATATGGCCCGCCTTGACTGCTTCCTGAAGCTCGCCCCACAACGTCTCGCGGGTCTTGCTATTGGTGTTCCACCCCTCCGCCTTCTTGGGGTCGTTCCCCAGATGATAGAGGTTTTTGTAGCTCAGGCGCTTCGCCACCGCAATCGTCAGCGAGCCTCGGTCGTTGTCCTCAATCCCCCAGATCGGATTGTCGTACTCGGTGAGGAGCTTTACGGACAAGTCCGCCAATTCCTCCGGCGCAACGACGTTGCTGAACACGTCCGCGACGACCGCGCTGTCCTCCGCGTCCATGACGCACGTCACGCTGTAGTCCGCGCCGACACCGTGGCTCGTGTCGGTAAAAGCGCAATACCGTCGCCCAACGATTCTCTTCTGCCATACCGTCACCGCCCCGTCTGTGCGGAGCGGCTTCCTCCTGTCCTCTCGCATCCGGTCCAACGCTTCCACATCAAAGGCACGAATGCTCTGCGGCGCGGCAAGGGCTTGCTCCGGTGTGCTCGGATAGTGCTTCTCAAAGAGCGCAACGTCCGTGGCCTCCGCCTTTCGCTTCGCGTACCAGGCAACGTCGCGCCCAGGCCGCGCGTCCCAACCGTAAAAAACAGCCTTGTACCCGTTCCCTGGCGCAGCGCGAAACAGCCGCTTGAAGGCCGAGTCTATGGTCTTTTCATTGCTCGTTGACACCGCGATAAGCTGCCCATTTGCGTCTATGGTCGGCTTGACCGCCGCCAGGTTCGTCTCAAACCAGGAATGGAAGTCAGCCTCGTCGCAGATAACCAGCGTCGCGGTGAACGACTGGCCCGCTTTCTCCGTGCTCGGCAAGGCTAGGATGCGCCCCCCGCCGAGGAAGTCCAGCCGCTCCCCGCTTTCCCGCTCCAACTCCACCTTGATGTGCGCCGGAAGCAATCTCCACACCGCCTTGCACCGATGCAAAAGCTCTTGGGCCTCCAACTCGCCCTGCGACAAGAGGAGCACGACCGACGACGGTTTGTGCATCGCCGTCCAGACGCAGTACGCCGCCAGGAGCCACGTCGCCCCGATCTGCCGCGCCTTCATCCACACGATGAGCTTGTGCTGCGCCAGAAGTCCCGCAACTTCGGCAAGGTGCGGCCACATGGCGAAGGGCACGACGCCCACGCCGTTGCCTTGCGGCTCCTCAATCCTGACGTGGCCCAGAAACGCCGCGAACGACTGCCGCGCCTGCTCTCGTTCGGCCAGCAGCACCAAGGACGCCAGCGGCGGGTCCTTAGTTTGGATGGTCATTCCTCTGTCTCCACGCCCGCGACCGCTTATCCACGCCATTGCAACGGAGACCAGAGAGCACGTGGAGCATCTGGTGCTCTACTCCGCCGGCAACTGCCCGAGCCATTGCCGCACCC